CTTCGCCGCCTAGTACGTATCGCCGAAAAGACTGAGCAGGAGGGCGATTATCAAGCGGCTATCCGCTCCTTAGAACTTCTTGGCAAACATCAAGCGATGTGGACTGACAAGAATATTACTGAAATGGAGGTTAAGAATGCTTTTGCTACGGGCAACTCCGAAGTTGACATCCAGCGTGACGTGGAACGATTGAAAAAAATCGCCGCGCCGCATTTAAAACTAGTGGCAAAGAAAGAGAGTGTACACTAAATGGCTATTAAAACTGTAAAACCACAGCAGCCCGTGGAAGGGCCGTACAAGAGTACTCGATACACAGCACAGGCAAAGCAGGGAAAGAACAATACCTTTACCTGGACTGAAAAGGCTGAAGAGTATGAAGGTCCAGCGCACGGCGTTTATACCAAGACTATACAAGGCTACGTAAATCCTAAGAAGGAGAACTAGCATGGACTGGAAAAATACTCCTAGAAAAGTAAAAGAAGAAGTTAGGAAAGCTGATAAAAAAGCTAAATCGGGCGGAGATCCTCATGGCCGCACCACTAAGGAAAAAGTTAAAGACTTTGCTAAAGGTGTGGGTTTGACTTCTGGGCAGAAGAAAGCGCGCGACTTTGCTAAAGGGGGGCTTCTATTGGCTTCGGGAGTTGCAGGCAATCTTGCATCAAGAGCAGCTAACATTGTTAAAAAGGCTCATGCTCATAAGAAGGAATAGGAGACCATAATGGAAGTAACATTAGAGTTACCAGCTACAAATAAATTAAATGCACTTAGAAATTTATTAGATAATAAAGATAAACTAGTAGATCAAAAGGCAAAAGATGATACAAGAAATCAATATCAAGTAGAAATACAAAGACTTAAAAAATCATATGGTAAAGATTTTAAAAAATTATTAAGTCAAGCTAGAAAAATGCCTAAAGGTTCTGGAAAAAGTACACCAGTAACTGGAGCAGGCAAAAGAAAGGAACAAAAGTTCCTGGATGAAAAAACTCCTTTTGCTAGTCAAATGAATGCAATCTTAGGTAATAAAGAATCTTTAGTTGAAAAAGGTGATTATGGTTCTAAGATACAAACTTTAAAGGATAAAATAAAAGCATATAATACTGATCATGAACTGGTTGGAAAAGAAAAAGTTAAGTTCAAAGATGTTCTTAGAAAATCTCAATTATCTAAGGATATAAATAAGAAAGATGAAAAAGCTAGTTCTACTCCAAAAGGTTCTCGTTAATGGGAAACCAGAAAAAGCTTTATGATAATCCAAAGGACGCGGCCAGGGATTTACTTACGGTTGGCGGAGCGGCCATTATAAATAAAACTCTACAGACCCCGATTAAAAAGGGAAAAGAGAAAGCGGCAAAATGGGTTGAAATGGCTCCAGGTGGTGGGCAAATTCTGGAAGCTGGAAAAAAATTAAAGGAGAAAGGTTTCTATGCCGAAATAGATCCTTTTGATAAAAAGGTGGAGTTCGGATGGAAAAAGAAATTTGGTGGTTAGAATTAAATTAACAGGAGATATTAGTATGGTACTGCATCCAAGGTTAGACTTATATGATCCAGATAGACCAATTGAAGATTTATATCAGCAATTGATTATCTGGGGAGATCAAGCATATGTCTGTCACCCTAGAAGATAAAAAAGAAGATAGAAACGCTGCCACAAGATTAGCAATACAACGATCAAGAAAAGATTTGTTAGCGTTTATTATGCTGATGAATCCTTCATTCAGTGTAGGCCCGCATCATAGATTATTATGTGATCAGCTTATGCGGATTGAAGCGGGTAAAGTTGACAGGCTTATGGTCTTTGTGGCTCCTCGTTCCAGTAAATCATTAGTTGCATCTACGTATTTTCCAGCATGGGCGCTTGGGCGCAATCCGTATTGGCAGGAAATTGCTGTGTCTCATAGTGATGACTTGGCAACGCGTTTTGGACGGGCCATTCGTGACATCATTAATACTGAACAGTACAAGCAGATTTTTCCACACATCAATATTCGAAGAGATAACCGCGCGGCGAATAGCTGGGGGTTGCAGCATAAGGGAAAAGAGGCGGGATCTTTCCTGGCAGCAGGTTCTGGATCAGGCATAGCGGGCTTTGGTGCCCATCTTGCCATCATAGATGACCCAATATCCGAGCAGGATGCCTATTCAAAAGCCAGAAGGGATGGCCTTAATGAGTGGTATTCCTCTGGTTTACGTACAAGACTGATGCCGAAAGGTAAAGTAGTGATTGTTATGACACGTTGGCATGAAAATGACCTGGCGGGACATCTATTATCTCTGGAAGATGATACTCCTATGGCAGATGAATGGGAAGTTATACGTATTCCTGCCTTAAATACCACAGAATCCTTAAAGATTCTGAATAAAGCCTACGAAGATTTAAAAAAACAGGGGTATTTATCCAAGAAATACCCTAAATTAAAGCTTGGAAACTCCTTTTGGCCTGCATCTGACCATGAAGATGGCTTTTGTTGGACAACGGAAGAGATAATTCGCACTAAAAACAAC